TGTGCTGTACATCGCAGACAACCTCAGCATATGGGCTGCTGTTGTCGTACACGCTGACTATAACATCCTTTGTTCCGAGGTTATGTGACACGGTGTATGTGGTGGCTGAGCCATTTCCGACATCTGCCGCATATTTGCGTACTGCGATAGTGGTATCTAGCTGGAAGCCTGTTGCACCGACAGATAGACCGCCTGATGCTACGACTACGCCTGTGAAGTTCGTGCCGGTGAGGAGTACGCCGTCAGATGCGGTGTATGTACCTGCACCTGAGAACTGTTGGAACACAATCGGATCAGTACCGACTGTAGTGACCTCATCTACGCTGACCCATCCTGTGTTAGCGAGTGTCGATCCTGCATCTACGAAGGTGAAATCTCCACCGGACATCTCTGCTGCAGTATCAAAGTCTGTAGCACGAGTCAGTACCCAGGGGGTAGAGCCATCTCCGACTGTGCTCAGTACATAGATACCATTCTGCGCCTGTGCGGTCTGTAGTCTGACCAAAATACGAGCGTTGATAGATGGTGATACGCCATCTGTAGTGAAGGCAGCATTCGCACCTGCGTTAGTCAGAGTAGCTCCGACACCTGCAGTTCCATTGCTATATGTCGCGTTGAGGTTTGCAGTTGTAGCAGCGTATGAGGCAGCGTGGATATGCAGACCCTCAGCGACTCCATCTACATATGCCTTTGTAGCAGCATCGGTAGATAGCGTTGGTGTAGCGAGGTTCGTAATCTTGTAGTTGTTGAGGTTGAGATCAGCAGTCGGTGTAGCGAGCGCATTGAGGTTGATAGCGGAGTGCGCTGTGTTGTCATGCACCGGTGTGCCGTGTGTGTGGTCATTACGAGCGACAGATGTACCTGTTCCGTTAGCAGATGACCCACCGAATGTTGTTTCTGCGGTGACATTGCCGAAGGATGGCATCGCGTGTGTGTGATCCTCACGAGATGGAGCTGTACCTGTACCTACTGCACCTGCACCGCCGATAGCGAGTGCCTGTGGTGTGGTGTTAGTCAGAGATGGTGTGCCGTGAGTATGGTCTGCACGAGCGTAGTCAGTAGATGAACCGCTACCGCTAGATGCACCATATGTAGTCTGCGCTGTGACTGCGCCAAAGTTGGAAACCTGTAGCCATGCTGATCCTGTATCGAAGTACATAATCTGTTGGTCTGTTGCAAAGAACAAACGACCTGCCGTACCTGCTGCAGGGCGAGCAGAGAAAGTACCTGAGATGACCTCGGACTCATTGAGTACAGATACCCACGCCGTTCCATCGTAGTAGTAAATCTCGCCATCGCTTGTGTTGAAGTAAATCTGACCAGCGACAGGCGATGCCGGTGCTGATGCGAGATTTTGAATGACAGCATTTGATAGCTCATTTTTGTTGAGGTCAATGCCTACTAGAAACTTGCGCGCCATGTTTTTCTCCTCTAGATCACATATGCAACGCCGCTAAACGCTGCCGTGAAGGTAATCACCATCTGATTGACAGTAGGATAACTGAAAGTGCCTTCGCATTGTGTCCCTACTCCCTGTGGTCCAGGTGCTGTGATTTCTACTATCGCGTTCGTAGGTTTGATGATTACTACATCGTCAGCCATTACCGAGTCACCTCCGCCGATAGTTCTGCCTGTCCCTGAGCTAGTCGAGTGACTATACCGCCTGATGTGATTTCTAGATCGTAGTAGTACATACCAGGGTCTATGTTCCTCGTCTGTGTAGCTGTTGCGTGAGTATCCACCTGACCGGATGCGCCTGTGATGGTGATGCCGTTTCCGCCTGTGGCTAGAGAGAGCACCGCATCAGGAGAGGATGGGAGAGATCGAAGTTGTAGCGCGGCTGTAGCACCTGTCAGATTGACCGCCGATGTAGCGAGCCCTCCTGAGATGTAGATACCTGTCGCGCCGTTGGTGATAGTGAAGGTAGTCGCTGTAGCTGATGCAATAGCGACATTCTGTAGGTTGTATTGCGGTGGGATGACTCCATCTATGGATACTGTCTGACCAGGCACGAAGCCGTTTTGAGCTGTGACTGTGACTGTAGTGCCGTTAGCCGTGATGTTTGTGATCTCGGCTGGCTGTTTGTAGATGAAGGTCGCGTACCAATCTGCACCCTGGTCTATCGCATACTCGCCGGTGAAGTTGAAACTGACAGCCATCTATAGTCCTCCGGTCTTTTGCGTAGCCACGATGATAGCAGTTCCACACTTCATGCAGATGTGCATTGACTTCGGGTTCGGCATCCCACAGCTAGTGCAGACATTGGCTAGAGAGTTGAAATAGTTGCTGATAGATGATGTACCGAGCAGATCAGAGAACGCTTGCACCATCGCATCGAGTCTGTCAGGAGATGTGGGGTCTGCCGGTGTCCATGTAGTCATCTGATCCTCTAGTTTGTGGAAGATACCTAGATGATGGATACGCCCCTGCTCATACATAGCAGCGACAGGCTCTGCTCTGAGTTTCTTGCCCACATGAGCTCGTATCTCTCGGATAGGCAGTACCGGTCTGACCTGTTTGAGGACTGCGCTGACCATATCGCCTCCCTGATTGACCTCGACTAGGAGTGAGTCAGCCTTGTACTCGTCAAAGAGAGCTACAGCCTTTGATGCCCAATCTAGAGGTGAGCCTCGCATAGAGTGGTCAGCTATGAGATATCCATGTCCATTCGTGTCACATCCAGCTACGACTATGCCGGTCTCATCCGAGCTAGCCGTATTGGTGACTGCAGGGTCTATGGATACGACTATGCGTGACATATGAGGTCGTTCCTCGACTCTGCATCGCTCTATGAGCCCTCTAGTCCAGAGAGCACCCTCTACATCCTCCAGGATTTCCCCGTATAGCTCCTGCCTACCAAGTCTCGTTTCGTTATATCGAGCCTGTAGCTCTGCGAGCGCGATAGAGCTCAGATTCGCCGCGTTATCAAAGGTCGAGCCTCTGGTCACATATGTAGTAGATCGAGATACGAGATCGCGTATGAGCTGTGTAGGTCTAGGCGTGGTGGTGACTACTACGCGTGGAGTCTCGCCTAATCGGAGTCCGAACTGGAGTTGATCCCAGGTGTCCTCATACTCCCATGCTGCTAGCTCGTCACACCATGCACCATGATGCTGTGGGCCACGCAGGGTATCTGGCTCCTCGGCTGAGAAGCCCTTTATCATCGCCCCGTTAGGCAAGTTGATCTTGGTACGCGACCTGTTGTAGTGCTGCTCGCTGTACAGACCATAGCGTTTGAGCACAGATAGCACACCTGACTCGCCCTCGAAGCAGGTATCTCTCACATCAGCGTGAGTCCTAGCTACTACTGCCCATCTCGTGTTCGGGCGTGTTATCGCCTCGTACACTATCCACTCCGCCCCCGTCCTCGTCTTGCCCCACCCTCGCCCCGACAGGATCATCCACACTTGCCAGGGTGTCATCGGTGGTAGCTGATTCGATCTCGCCTGTATCTCCTGCCATTGGACTCTCGACTGCGCTATCTGCAGAGTTTTCTCTGAGTAGCTCGGCGAGCTCTCTAACTGCTCTGTCAATGCTGTCCCCTCCATCCCATACGGTCACATCCTGAGCGATTTTGACCGGCATATCTAGTCCCAGGAGTTTCGCTCTACGCTCCATGATCCTCAGAACAGTCGCTATAGCTGAGTTGTCACCCTGCATAGCCTTCGGCCACGCCGCTAGTTGTAGCCGGTCTAGTCGATCTATCTCCGCCTGTCGTAGCTCCTCGGCTGGCTGTTGTAGCACACGCTTGAGAGCTCGCTTGTAGGCGAGATATGCACCGGAGTGGTCTGCATATCCGACCTGTACAGCTATACGCTGCCATGTGAGTCCAGCTCTGCGTAGTTCGAGGACTTTGAGCTCTCGGTCTAGCTGTTCTGGCTCTGGGACTGCATTGTGAGTCGGCATGGTGGGATTACACCTCGCTCACGATGGTATCGAGCCCTGAGATCGGAGTTGCACCGTCTTGGTCTAGCAGGGAGCTAGATGCATCGCTGTCAATGCTTCCAGGGCGTAATCCACGATACATACGAGCTCCATACTCGTCTATCGCAGAAAAGGGGAGGATAGGTACTGTGAGCCTATCCAAAACTGTCTCGTGCAGAGGATATATGTATCTGAGCTGAAAGCCTGGCAAACACTCCGCACCTATTTTCTTGAGAAACGAGGTAGATGTCTCTGTGCCGGTCTTGCCATAGCGAGCCTTGATACTGCCCTTCCCTGCGTTAGGGCTAAAGCCTGGCTCAAACACTATCTTGGCTACGACCTCACCATCAGGCATACGCCACATAGAGTTGTTCGCCTTGATGCCTATCAGCTTGAAGCCTGATGCTCGATAGATAGTCCCATCCCCACATTGAGTGCCATCTGCGTAGCTGAGTATCCACTCCACATGAGGAGCGTGTTTGCGTATCAGGCGCATGGCTATAGATATGGCTCGACTCTCGCTGTTTTTAGGCAGGAGATCAGAGAAAGCGAGTCTGTTGAGCTCCATGAAGCCGTTCCAGGGAGTATCGCTGACTAGGGGATTGGTCTTGTTTTTGTCTATGGATGGGCCGAACTGCATACAGCCCTCTAGTCGCCCCCTAAGGAACACGCCTAGATGTAGCTGAGATCGAGGATCGACTTTGCCTGAGTAGTGATGCTTCCGCACGAATGCCATAGCATCACGAGAGGCTATCGGCTCAACCCTGAGCTCTTTGGCTGATGGCATCTAGCCACTCCTGACATATCGCCCATAGTGCATTGCCGTTGCTGTTTTTGTTGTCTGAGTCTGTGAAATCGTGAGCCTGTTTAGACTCTTTGATGGCATGGCTGATGAGCTCTGCCTGTACCAGGGTCATAGTGAAGGTCATCTGGGTAGCATCATCGCGCTCGCCACTAGGTACATCTGCGAATGCATCCTCGATGGAGCGTACCTCTGCTACTGATGCCTCGAAGCCAATGTCAGCGATATCCCATCCCTGATCCTGTAGCTCCATGAGCTGTGCGGCTAGGACTACCTCATCCCACTCTGCTA